AAGCCATAATATTTAGTATTAAAAAAGGGTAGGCAGAATACTACCTACCCCTTTATATGTTAATTAATTTATTTATTAGTTAGCAGAGTTTGCTATACCATAAGTAACGATATCTTCTACAATTGCGTATTGTACGCCTGCAGTAAATCTCATTACTACTCTTACATTTTGTGATCCGTCGTAGTCGGCCATATCGATAACACGAACTTCGTTCATATCATTTAATAGACCTGTTCCGAAGAATAAGTTGGATTTTTGAGCAGCAATCATATCGTTATCAGCTAATCCGTGAGCAACGAATAATTTTACACCATCAAAAGATAATGAACCATTATTCCACCACTGAGTACCCATATTGTTGGTACCATTAGCACCAAGACCTGAAGCACCAAATCCACCTAAAGCTCTAACATAAGCTCTTGCTATGTTTTGAGATACATAGATATATAAATCTTCTTTTCCATATAATGCTGATGGAAGTGCATCTACTACAGATCCTAATTGTGCGATTACATTTGAAGCTGTTACAGTTGTTCCTGCAATTTCTTGAGCAGCAGGTAAATCTGCATCTGTAGATAATAGTTTAGTAAATCCGTTAAATTGTCCTGATGTAGCTGTGTCACCTGACCAAATATTTAACTCTGTTCTGTTAGCAACCTCAGCGGCAACTCTACTGATTACAAAATCAGAAAATTGTGGAGGTAAATTATCAAAAGCAGAGAATCCCATTTGAGCGGCTTCCCAATCTGAGTGTAGATCTTTTTTACAAATATCTAAATTTACTTGGAACTCTTCAGGTGTTAGGATCTTTTCTGTTAAAGTTAAAGTTCCTTGACCTGTTTGGAAGTCACAAGTCGCATCTTTTACGATAGTATCGAATGATGCTTTTTTCATAACTGCCTTATACTTTACGTTAGGCATTACTTCAATACCACCATTATCGATAGTTGAAGCTGACAAAAGAGCGGCACCGATGTATTTACCGGCAAACTCTCCTGCATAAGTTGATGTAATTGATACTGACATTTCTATTTAATTTTAGTTGTTAAGTTTATTTAATACTCTATCTAAAGTAGATTGTGGTCTGTTTTGTGCAAACTTTAAATTTACTTTATTTTTCGTTTCAGGGTTATGAGTAATTGGTTCAGCAGCAGGAGTTTCGCTTAATTCTTGTTTGATTTGTTCCTCTACTTCAGCCATTTCTTCTTTTTTCCCTTTTAATTCATCTATCATTCCTTTGATTTCTTCTACTGCAGATTCAAATTCTTCTTTAGTGATATATCTTTCTTGGTTTGCCTCTACCTCTTCTTCTTCCTCTACTTCTTCTTCAGCAGATTTGATTTCAGAGATTAAACCTTCTTCTTCTACCACTAAAAGCTGACCATCTTCCATAAGATATTCTCCTACAGGTACTGCAACTTTTTCTTCATCAGATACGATAAAAATTTCTTTTCCTGACTCAAAAGCTTCTGCTTCGAGTACAGTGCCATTTTCAAGTTTAGCTTGTGCCAACTCTACTTGGACTTCCTCAACTGATTCTTCAGTAGCCTCAACATTTTCTTCTAATTGAGTTTCCTCAACTTGATCAACGTTTTCTTCTACCTTTTCTTCACCTAAGAAAGCTTGGATTTTGTTTAGTATTTCGGTTGATTTCATATAAGTATAACGTGTTTAAATTTATATTTGCATTTTTATATATTTCCTATTCCTTGATTTGTTATATTTCCTTTACAACATTTCTTAGAATATGTATTATTTTCACATAAACAAGCTCTTTTATTGCCTTTAGGACTTGTCCTTGATGGTGTTAAAAAATCTAAAAATTTTCTCATCTGCCTTGTCCTCTATATTGTTTTGTATATCCGTTTTGTCCTTTACTCGCATTTTTGCTATGCGGGTGTGATTTACGCTTTGCTTTTCTATAAACGCTTATTACTTTTCTTGCCATTAATTAATAGGTATGCAATTAGGTACTAATCTTCCATTCTTTATTTTCATTCCGTATTGTCTATAACCATCGTAACAAGGTGCCTCTAAATCAATTAACTCTAAATCCTTTAATTTGCTTTCACTCCATCTTTTAGCAGCTTTACCACCCCATAATAAATAAGATATCGTACCACACGCTTTAGAATCCCCCTCATCGTAATATTCTTCTGCTCTACTTAAATAAGAGTACATACGTTTTATCGTTTCAACACTAACAGGTTTTCCTTGCGCCAATTGTTGTGCTCTTACTTTACCTACTTGCGTTGCACATTTATTACCTACCTTTTTGTTTAGTTCTAATCCTCTTTTTGCATTGTTTTTTACACCTGATGGATAATCACTATAACTTTCTAATTCTCTCCTTTGTCCGTTTTTTAATCGCTTATCTTCTTTTATAATAGATCGTATATGCGATAACATCTCACTTGCTTCAGCTTCTTCTATATCATCAAAGTCATTTACAGGCTCTTTTGGTCTTTCCATACGATCAGCAAAATAACCCTCTATACTGAATCCTTTTACCTTGCCTGTTTTAACAAAATCATTCCATATTTCATCATTATTTACCTTAACAGC